CTCTGTTATTCGGATACCGGCCAGCTGACGGACGTTATTTCGGTACAGGCGAATCCGGCGCTGATACGTTTTCTTCTTCGTCACTTGACAAGCTGTGGGGCCTCGGCTTCACGTCCTTCGGAGAGCTCACCTTCGAATCTGCCGCGTACACGGCGCGCTACGTCATGAAAAAAGTCAACGGTGCGCGCCAGGTCGATCATTATCGCTCTGTTGATTCTGATGGCGTCATTACTGATCGACGCCCTGACTATGCGTGTATGTCAAAAAAACCGGGCATCGGGCATGGATGGTTCACAAAATATATGTCGGACGTTTATCCCCACGGCAAAGTTGTCGTTGGATCCGTCGAATGTAACCCGCCCAAGTACTACGACCGGCTTTACGCTCTCGTCGACGCCGGAGAGTTCGATCACCTCATGGATCGTCGTTCCGAATCCGGCGCACTCCGCGCCGAACACCATACGATCGTGCGCCGTCGTGTGGCTGATGTAGTACTCCAAGCGCGTATTTCTAACCTACGAAGGAAACTCTAATGAAACTGATCATCTGTGCTGTGTATGACGCCGCTCTACAGGCTTACCTGCGTCCGTTCCCTGCCGCGTCCATCGGCGTCGCTGTGCGCGAGTTCGGCACCGAATGCCGCCGCCCCGACTCTCCCCTCAAGAATCACGCGAAGGACTACTCTCTCTACCTGATCGGCGAATTCGACGATCAATCCGGCTCCATCATTCCCCGCCCGCCTGAAGTCATTGATCAGGCTACCAACCACTCTCAGGAGGCTTAACCATGCATCGCAATAAATCGGTTGACGTTCATAAGTTCAGCATGATTCCCAAGGCTGATATTCCCCGTTCAACCTTCAAAATCGAAAAAACACACAAGACCGCGTTCGACTCTGGCTATCTTGTTCCGGTCTATCTCGACGAAGTCCTGCCGGGCGATTCGTTCAGCGTCAACGCCACCCTGTTCGGGCGGCTCGCCACTCCCATCTTCCCCGTCATGGACAATCTGCACCTTGATACCTTCTGGTTCTTCGTTCCGAATCGTCTCGTCTGGAACAACTGGCAAAAATTCATGGGCGAGCAGGTCGACCCGGGCGATTCCATCGACTACACAATTCCCCAACAGGTCTCTCCTGCAGGCGGCTACGCAGTGGGTTCCCTGCAGGACTACATGGGCCTGCCTACTGTGGGTCAGGTTGGCGGTGCCGCGACTGTCACCCACTCCGCGCTTTTCCAGCGCGCCTATAACCTCATCTATAACGAATGGTTTCGCGACGAAAACCTTCAAGATTCTCTGGTCGTCGATCGTGACGATGGCCCCGACACTGCCACTGATTACGTTCTGCGTCGTCGTGGCAAGCGCAAAGATTACTTTACCGGCGCTCTGCCGTGGCCGCAAAAGGGCGAATCGGTTACGTTGCCGTTGGGCAACGCTGCCCCGATCAAGTCCAATGCGACGCTCTCGCCGGTGTCGTATATGTCCATTTTAAACTCCGCCGATGTCTACAAGGAAATCGGTGGGGATGCTGGCGCACCCGGGTGGACTCCGGTTCAGTTCACCGGCGCTGCCGGTGTCGAAGCCAATCGCCTTTTTGCCGACCTCTCCGAAGCTGCGTCGGCTACCATTAACCAGCTCCGGCAATCGTTTCAGATCCAGAAGCTTCTGGAACGTGACGCCCGCGGCGGTACTCGTTACACTGAGATCATTCGGGCTCACTTCGGCGTCGTCTCTCCTGATGCCCGCCTCCAACGCCCGGAGTATCTCGGTGGCGGTTCGTCCGCCATCACGATCAACCCCATCGCTCAAACACAGGCTTCTGGCGCTTCAGGTACCACCACCCCCCAGGGCAATCTCGCTGCGATGGGTACCCTTCTTCATCAGGGTCACGGCTTCACTCAATCCTTCACCGAACACGGCATGATCATTGGCCTCGTTTCGGTTCGCGCTGACCTCACGTATCAACAGGGTCTCCGTAAAATGTGGTCTCGGTCGACTCGGTATGACTTTTACTTCCCGGCCTTTGCCATGCTGGGCGAGCAGGCCATCCTTAACAAAGAGATCTACTGCAAAGGTGACTCCAATGATGACCTCGTATTCGGCTACCAAGAGCGTTGGGCGGAGTACCGGTACAACCCCAGCCAGATCACTGGTTTATTTCGGTCTACTGCGTCTGGCACCATTGACAACTGGCATCTCTCGCAAAAGTTCGCAACGCTCCCGACCCTTAACTCCACTTTCATCGAGGACACTCCGCCTGTGTCGCGTGTCGTCGCTGTGGGTTCGGGCGCTAACGGGCAGCAATTGCTCCTTGACGCCTTCTTCACGTGTCGCGCTACCCGGCCGCTCCCCATGTACTCCGTTCCCGGTCTGATTGACCATTTCTGATCATGTTCGATCAAATCCTTGGCTCTGTCGCGGGCTCCGTTGTCTCTGGTCTCTTTGGCTCCGCTGGTCAGGCGGAGACCAATTCGGCCAACGCTGCCAACGCGCAAAAACAAATGGACTTTCAAGAGCGGATGTCCAATACCTCGTACCAACGTGCTGTCGCCGATCTCAAGGCGGCTGACCTCAACCCCATGCTCGCATATGGGCGCGGCGGCGCTTCGACTCCTGAGGGCTCCATGGCCGCTTTTACGTCGCCAAAAACTGCCAGCCTCGCTTCTGCTGGCGGCGGCGCTCGTATAGCCCAGGAGCTTGCCAACCTTCGTGCCACTGAACGGCTCACTGAGGCTCAAACTACTCAGGCCGAATCTACCGCGCATAAAAACAACGTCGATGCTTGGCTCACTGAGCAATATATGGCTCCCAAGCTCCAACAGGAGACTCTTACCTCCGGGAGCTCCGCTTCTCACTATGATGCGCAGGTCGGCAAAATCAATCAGGAGATCAAAAACCTCATTGGTCAGCTCGAAAACCTTCCTGTGCAATCTGACCTCTGGAAAGCCACCGCTGCCCAGCTCCGCGGCCTTATCGTTCTGCAGGAACAACAAGGCAAGACCAATTTCGACCTGGGGAAACTTTATAGGGAGCAAGCTGCGACCGAGCCCTCGAAACGCGCCTACAACTTCGCTGGCGCCAAGCTTCATGGCGCCAATACCAATCGCTCCGAAATCGGAGCTCTGCTCGACTCCATGCGTTACCCGAAGGCGAAGAATGAGCATGACTTCGCCATGTCCGCTTGGGGTCGAAATGTCTCTCCCGCTCTCAACGATGTCGGGAAAATCGCCGGCTCTGCCGGCGCTCTCGGCTCGCTTTTCAAGCGGCCTTCCACCTTTACTCTCCAACCTCCGCGCCCACGGCGCTAACCAAATCGGGGGCCTCTGTCTGCGTTCCCTGTCCGCTCCCACTGCCTCTACTTGCTTACCTCTGCGTGCGTCTCTCTCTCCTCCTCTACACTCTCACTTCGCACCCTGCAATCCTCTCTCTGGAGCTCTAACCATGTCTAAAGAAATCGCAATCCAGCCCCCGCTCTTCCGTACTGCCTACAACTATGATCGCAACGCTGCCAGCGATGCGTCTGCTCTTATCTGCCCCGAACCTACTCGGGCTCAACAACAATTCAAATCCGAAACCGACATCAACGAAATAGTTCGTCGTTTCGGTCTGACCGGCAAACTGCCGGTCGCTCCCCTGCCGCCCGCCTATGGCGACTTCAGCGGCGTGCAGGACTTCCATACTGCCGTCAACGCGATCGCGCAAGCGAATGAAGCGTTTGAACGGCTCCCTGCGGCGCTGCGCGCCCGCTTCCACAATAATCCTGAAGAATTCGTCGAATTCTCCACAACCCCCTCAAATCGAGCTGAGCTCGAAAAACTCGGGCTGTTGGTACCTACCCCTCAACCCCAGCCCGAAATCGGCCCTGATGGCCGTACAAAGCCTCCTGGCGCTACTCTGGATGCCGCCAAGGCTCCTGAATCCTCCCCCGCCGCTCCTGCGGCGTGACCAGTTCTCTACTTGATGTAACTGGTCTAGGTGACACCATTCCAAAATGGTGTTACCTTACAACCTCAACCCCTTGAAAGGACTACAAAATGATGCCATCCCGCCGTTCCGGTTCCAACAAGCGCAAGTCCGCCAAATCCTTCCGTCGACAGGTTGGCCGCACCAAATCCGCCAACATGAGCGGTCCGAATCGCGGTGGCTGGCGTCTCTGATCCATGGGCTGCAGCAATCCGCTCCACTCGTGGCAAACGTGGAGCGGTGAAATATCTTTTACTCGCGTTCCTGATCCTAAGCGTGAGCTGGATCTTCCTTGTGGCCAATGTTCGGGCTGTCGTCTGGAACGTTCCCGCCAGTGGGCTGTCCGCTGCGTCCATGAGGGTACTCTGCATAATGAGTCCTGCTTTGTCACCCTCACCTACTCGCCCGAAAACCTCCCCCCCGGTGCTACATTGGTGCATCGGGACTTTCAGCTTTTCATAAAGAAGCTCCGCAAAAAACATGGCAAAGTCCGCTTCTACATGTGCGGGGAATACGGCGAGCTCGGACGGCCTCACTACCATGCTCTGTTATTCGGATACCGGCCAGCTGACGGACGTTATTTCGGTACAGGCGAATCCGGCGCTGATACGTTTTCTTCTTCGTCACTTGACAAGCTGTGGGGCCTCGGCTTCACGTCCTTCGG